TTGTCAAAGCCGTGTAAGACTGTGACTACTTTGCCTAATGGCACAGGCGAACTAAATTTTACATAATATCCCGACGGCGGTTGCACACTGTTCGAAATTGCAAGTTGTTGCGGTGAAGGTAACGTACCGTTTTGTATCGGTAAACTAATTACAACGCTTATCAATGCATCAGTAGTTGGTTCAGATATTGCTGATATAATTGTACTACCGTTTTGAATATTAGCATGACCGCTAATAGATGCTCCAATAATGTCTATTGATGTATAAACTGCATTAGAACTTTTAATTTGTCCTGCTACTGTTGACACGCCCGGATCAGACCCTAATGTAAAACTAACTGAACTATTAGACGATGCAGTTACTGTCCATGTTCCATTATACGCAGTTGGCATAAACCCAGTTACTACAATAGTTGTGCCAACTGCAAATGGAGTTTGAGCTAATGTCGGAGTTGATGAAAACGTTAATGTTGCTGTGTTAGCTGACCAACTTGCACTTGTTCCTAATAGATGACTATTAAAATATATAGTCGATGTTCCTTCGGGTGATATGTAACTCGTAGTCGAAGTATATGTTTCAGTAGGAGCTGGAGGATCTTGTACAACTGTATAATTTGTTATTGCAAGTTGAAGAACATTTTCAACTACAACTGTAATATTTTTAGCAATTTGAGGTAAATCCCAAGTGCCGCCGCTTTGTGCAAGTAATACAGGTGCAGGATTTAATGGTCCAAAGTATACATTAGTACTATCGCCTGCACCTAAACTTTGTTGAGTAATTAACGCAGGTTCTTTAAATCTTAAACTACGCCAGTTATTAGCTTGATAAACTTCAATCTCATCAAGCGTAGTATTATACCTTATCATTCCGTTTACTGTAATTGCAGCAACTGGACGTTGTGCAGTAGTACCACTCGGTAACGTTAAGTTATTTGTAGTAGTCATAACTACCGCATTATTAATGTCAACAGAGAGTCGTTGATCATATGGTGCTCTGCGATTAATTACTTGTTTACGTAAATATCTCATGTTATACCACCAATGTGCTTAATGTTACTACTAAATTGGCTGGACTATCGCTTTTTGCATAAAGTTTATCATTGTTTGCTAGTACCATTTTTTCTTGATCAAACGATACAGTTTCACCAGCTGGAATAGGTAAACCATTGACTATTAAATGTTTATCTTGTATAGTAGTTCCGTCGGCTGCAGGTATTGCATACAAGTATAAATTTGTTTGTCCATTTAATGGATCAGCTGGATTAAATGTAACTTTATTACATACAATAATAGTAGTAATAGCATTATTACCAGAACTAGTATAAATTGCTGCTGGCGTTGTTGCGTTAATTTCTATATTTGAAATTGCCATGTGTTATCCTTAAAAAAGCATACTTAAAAGTACTGCTCGATTTTTACTTACTAATTCATCGTTATTATACAAGTTTGAACCGTAGGTATTGTTATTTGTAAAATATATTCCTGTTCGTCCAGGACCTTCAGTATCCTTTGAATATATCTTAGTTTTATTTGGTATTGATGTTGTTTCAATTGTATTGTTAGGTGTTTGATCGTTTAATGTTAGTATGGCATTTATTTCAACTAAATTAGCATCTGATTGTAAAATTAAAGGAGATTGAACTACTGGAGAGCCCGATCCAACATTTTTAATAATGTTACCAAATAAGTTAATAGTGTCAACACTTAACCCGGAAGTTGTTATAGTTGCCCGCTGGTTTGTATTAATTTTAAAGTTTATTATCGATGCATTAGTTGTCTCAACCATTGAAACTATGTCACCGGCTAATGTTGAATAAATGGTATCAACATCTGCCATTCCTGCTTTTAGATTACCTGCGCGGACATATGTGTTAACGTATTTTTTAGTAGTAAGACTGTTATTAGTTGCATGTATTGGATTAGAATTACCTGCAATTAATCGATCTTCGTAACTTAATCCGCCATGTGTTGAATTAACAAGAGACAAATACGTATTAGAATTATGCAAATTAAATTGAATATCAACAATTCCGTTATTTGAAATAGAAGTAACTTCAATACCGGCTAATTGCAAACTTGATAACGCAACAGTAGTATTATATTTTGTTCTTAATGCAAATGTTCCATTATCATAATTAGTTGATGTTGTGTTATAATGAGGAACCTCTTCGTCAAATAAAATCGATGCCGATGCTACTTGAGTATTAATTCGTCCTCTATCAATTTCAATTCCTGATGTTCTTGTAATAACACTGTTAACAGTGCGAGGGGAAATTCCAGATAACCCAGGGTCTCCGTTATTTAGAACTATTATATTGTCTTTAACAGTAGCATTAATTGATTCAATAGTAGTAGTTAGGCCTTGTACATCAAGATCGCCTGTAATAATTACTGACCCTGATAATGCACCAGTATCTAAAACAATAGAGTTACCGGCTGGCACTGTTACTCTATAATCACCTTCGCTAACTTTTAATATTTTTGACATTTATATTCCTTAAAAGAGGGCCTTGCGGCCCTCATTATGTTGATTATATTAACCGTTATCGATTGTTACAGAAACACCTGTTGCTGCAGCACCAAATGTCCATTGAATTTGTGATCCTTCTGCAAATTCATAACCTGCACCAGCTGATGCGTTACGCGATAATGTAGCTTTATGTCCTGTTAATTTAGTAACATAATATGTACTTCCTGTAAAATCAGTAGCAGTAATAGTCATGTCGCCAACCTGTGTAGCAATACTAGATTTCAGTGTTGCAACAATAGGTGTCCCGGCTGTATCAGATGTGTTAATTTTATAACGATTTTTTGAAACTTGTTTAACAATATCAGCTTGTTTAACACTTGAACCAGTATATGCTTGAGCAATAATTGCAGCTTCTGGGTTAAACCCTGAACCAGCAGGTGCTGTATTAGCAACTGGACTTGTCATAACTGATGTTCCGAGTACTACGCCACCGCCTGATGCAGTTGCTACAGGAACAGTTGTTGTATAACCAGAACCTGAATCAGTTACTAAAACTTCTTTAGCTTGATATGTAAGTGTTAATACTACACCTGCACCACTGCCGCCTGTAGTAGTAGCTGATGTTAACGCTTGAAAACTACCACGTGATGCTCCGGTACCTGTAAAACTTACAGATGCTACTGCACTACCTGATAATGTAGCAACTCGAGCAACTGCAGAACCTCCTGAAGTTGTTATAGTAAGTAAATCACCAACAACGTAAGTACCAGTTTGTGTGCCACTTACTGCAGCAGATGCTGCTTCAGATGTAATAGTTGCAGTTGGTGATTGACCGCTTAATAAATTAGGTGTACCTGTAAATGAAATTGTAGGACGAGTAGTATATGCACCAACAGTTGTTACTGGTACGCTAGCTAGTCCTTTACCGCCGATGCCATCATCTGCAGCTGTGATTGTTGAACCGGTGTTACGGTTACCGAAATATTTTTTATTTAATGGACGTCCCATTTGATTTCTCCTTTGACGTTTTATGTCATACGCAGTGGGTACTGCATAAGTTTGCAAGTGCAACACTTATTTGACAAAGTATTTATCCGTAGGTGATACCTACTCCTATCTGATTTACAATAACTAGATCGCGATGTGGATATACTTGATTACTTCTAAAACTAATAGCAACTCCAAACGACTCGTTTGAAACATCTGTGCTAGTTAAAGTAGTTCCCCAAAGTTCTACAGGACTGCCGTATACATTTGTATTGCCAATTATCGGTAGCAACGGACTATTCTCACCTGTATACATGTTACTTTGTACTGGATTAACAGGACTAGCTATGTTGTCTCCAATGTATTCGTCATTTAATCTAAGTTGTATACGTAGATCTTCAGTTCTTGAAAATCTTTTCATATCTAAATATAATTCTATTCCTGTTACAGGTAATCCTGTATCTGGAATATTGAATCTAGAACACCATAACTCGTTAGTATTACTGAGGAATTTTTCCATCCACAGACCACTAATAGTGTACAACGGTTGCTTACTAGTAATACAATTATCTGGAGATACTGTACCATTGATATTCCATTCTATTAAAGGTTGAATTAAATCGTGTTGTTCGCCATATTCTGTTACGTCGTTAGGATAATAAAATTGTGTAGTCATATTGTATTTACCATAAAAAAAGGGCTCCTAAGAGCCCTTTGTGTAAAATAAAGTTAAGTAAACCTTAGCTAAATTTAACGTTACCGTTAGTGATACCAACACGACCTAAATAGTCAGCAGCATTACCTAAAGATGACGCAGTGTTAGAAAGTTCAACATAACCATAACGTGTCATAAACGATACAACTGGTTCAAATGTTGATGGATCTAAAACAACACCTGAAGACATCAAAGGAATGTAAGGGCAATAAAACGCAGGAGCGTCTGATTCTGAACCACCTTTGTAACCAATTAAGATTGAAGTGCTGTCTTGTGCATAGCTGTTAACATACACTTTCAATGAATTGTTTAATGTACCAACAAATTTTGTGTTAGTTGGAGCTTCAAAAGTACCTTCAGTTGTACGAGCAAACGCTGAAGTAGTAGCTGATTGTAAAATTGTTAATGCAAATGGAGATACAACAGCATAGTTACCAGCGCCACGACGTGTACGTTGTGCAATTAAGTTACTTACGCGGTTGATTTGAACAGCCAATGCAGCATGTTCGTCACCTACAAATGTAGCTGTACCAGAAACGTTAGCTTGGTTATAAGTTTCAACGTCTGAACCAGCTAAAGTTAACAATGAAGCAATAATTTCTTGATCAATCTCAGCAGTAATTTCTTGAGCTAAAGCAGCCATAATTTCTGCTTCTACGTCAATACCTTGTTGTGCTTGAGCGTCTTGAGCAGATTCGAATGTCCAGCGAGCTGACAACTTACGTGTTTTAGCTTCAACTGTTTGTTTCAAGATTTGAATGCTCATTTTTTTGCCTGCTTGTCCTTCTAAAGTTGCAGTTGAAGCAGCTTTAGCAGCTGACGATAAGGCTACATCGTTACCTGAATAGCTTTCTGCAATTTTGAATGGACTTAATGCTTCTTCACCAGCTACTGTGCTGTTTGAATTATCTGCATAACGCACACGCAATGTATGAATTTGTCCAACTGGACCAGTCATTGGTTGTACGCCAACTAATTCGTTAGCAATAACGGTTGGCATTACACGACGGATTACTGGTAAAATCACGCGGTTTAAAGTTGCAACGTTGCCAGCAGAGGTAGCACCAGCAGTAGGAGATTCCATTAAATACTTGCGTGTATTTTCAAGTGTTACGCCCATTACTGATTTTTTTGTACCTGACAAGCCTTCTAAAAGTGCTTGTTTTGTTTCTGCCCAACGGCCATTAAGTAGTTCTGACATTTAAATTCTCCTAAATTTTTATAGTCCAGCGAGGCGGCGGATATCGATGATATTCGATTCATCTTCGCTGCTACGGGTGGTGTTGGAAATTTGTTTATTTCCGGTTATTTCTTTAGCTTCTACAAGAGCTTGTCTTTTTTGTGGTGCTGCTTTACCAGATACAACTGCTGGTAAATATCTTTCAAAACTTTCATTAAGCTTTGAAGTTTTCACACTCGTCATCAATTCACCCATGATAGAACGTTGTTCTGCGCTCAGTGGAGCTAACAATTCGCTCATGATTGCTTTTCTTTCTTGCGACTCTTTCAGCGCACGAATTTCTGCTTGTTTGCTTTCTAATATTTTTTCAGCTTTGACAACTGCGTGTGCAGCTTCATTGATGGCTAAATCTTTCATGTCTATGACTTTGAGCAACTTTGCAGTTTCGGATTTCTCATTCAAGTAACTCGATTGGTATTCAGCAGCAAACGCTTCGAATAGCTTACGACCAAAGTCTGTACGACGTGCTGATTCAATGTCTTCTTTTAATGAAGTAATTTCAGCGTTTAAGGTTTGACCTACAACACTTTCTACCATTGTAGCTGCGCGTTTAACAAATTCTTGTTTTACTCGTTTGATTTCTTGACGACCTTCACGAATTAGACGAACTTTTGATTCGGCTAAGTCCTGTTTGTCTTTATAAAATTCTGTAATTTCTTGAGCCAAAGCCTCGACGACAAAGTGTTCTAATGTACCAAATTTATTGGCCATAGACATTTGATCTTCGTGGAGTTCTTTAACTTCAGAAGCCAATTGGCGGGTTACGAATTTATTCATAACTGTTGCACTTTCGGACATTTTTCTAGCAAATTTAACTTTCATTTCTGCTAGCTGTCTGCGATCATCAACAAACTCGCTAAGTTCACTAGATAGTTGTTCAGAGATCATACGATCAACTGCTTCAACCATTGTGTTCTTATCATGTTCGTACTTCTGAGCAAACTCTTCGCGGAGTTGATGAGCAACAATTTCACGGTTTTCAACGATACGTTGTTCCCATGCTTGCTCAATTGACTCTTTGATTTCTGCCGAAACCACATTGTTTTCAAATAACGTTTTTAATGCATCCAACATATGTGATTCTCCTTTCTATTGGAGTATGTCTAAATTTAGACATTCTGTGTTATCTATTAGAGTACCTGATAGATTGTTTAGTTTTTTAGCTTTTTTAGCTAATTTAGTATTTCTTATTTTTTCTTTTGTTTCAATTGAACGAGGAATACCTTTTAACGCATTACTACGTTTTTTATTTGATTCGTTAGTCTGCACATATCCAGTTACCCCTTTATTCCATGCTATTTTTCCAAACATTGGATTATTATTTCCTGTCTTGCAGATGCTTAATTTTTGTCGCGTTGCAATTGATGGGCTAACTCCGGGTTTACCTAATTTAGCTTTTGAAATTTTTTCTTTTTGAGACACTAGCATCGCTTTGCCTTTATTATGCGGTGTTAACCCAGCAGTTGAAAATTTACCATTACTGTTATGACGATTAAAACTCATTGGATCATTTGCTGCATCTAACAATACTAATATACTAGTTTCTAATTCTCTAATATATTGAGGGTTACTAATAACTAAAATTGTATGCTTCCAATCATTTTGATTTTCTAAAATCATAGGCTTAACAACTTTACTAGAGCAAATATATCCGTCATTTGGAAAACATCCTTGCTTAGTTCTAGACCCTATATACCATTTGTTAGATGGTATATGTGTCCATTTATAAAGATATGCGTGTGTTCTCATTTTAATCCATTAATAATATTCATTAATGATTCTTTAAGATACCGTTGTGCCTTTGCATCTCCTTTCACCTCTTCCGCTAATCGGAGTGAACTAAGCCCGCCTTTTGAATTCATAAGGTGTTCATAGATAGGTGTAGGATATGCTCCCGGTGCCGACGGCTGTGCAACCATATCAACTGTGATAATCTCAAAATCTGATACTTCACCGTTACCGCTATCACTAACGTTGCCGGATCCGCGTGAACTTACGCCTAGCTTCACTCCGCTCTCTAACATAGTACGGATAAGTTGTCCCATTGGGGTTGGTAAAATTTTAAGTTTACCATACCCATTCGGTCCTTCCATCCACATGTTAGTTATCATATGTGAAACTCGGTCTAAATTTATTTTTAGATCATCCGGGTGATCTACTTCTCCAAGCACAGAATAACCATTTTGAATCTGATCGTTAAGGGTTTTAACAGCCTTGCTAATCTCACTTACAGGATAAACACGTTGGTTAGCATTACGAATGCCACCTTGAATGCAAATACCACTCATATGCAAACTTTTACCGTCCCGTTCGTCAGATTCAACGATCATTTGTGCTTCGTTGAAGCTAAGGTTTTCTCGGAGATGTAACATATATTACTTTCTGCCTGGGATTAAACTTCTTTTGTTAGTTCCATTATCACCTGAAGATTTTTTCTCTGCACCGTGGCCTTTTGGAACTGGTTTTAATTTAGGAGCTTTTGCATTACCAGGAACATTTTGATTACCGCCATCCATTTTAGATGTAGTAGGTTTTAACAATCCGCCTTGTGTACCTTCACCAGTAGCTGTGCCACCAAATTTAGGAGCTACGCCGCCCATGTCATTGTATTTTGGTTTGTTAAAAATGCTTTTGTTGTTAATGCCGTTGTCACCGTGTTTTGGTAATGCAACTTTGTTAACATATTCAAACATACTTTGGAATTCGTCAACTTCTTCGTCATCGCCCATGCCTAATTCGTCATCGCCCATGCCTAATTCGTCATCGCCACCAAACATATCAGCGTGTTCTGGTTCATCATCTTCACCAGCCATTAATTGTTCAAATTCTGCTCTTAGATCGTCTAATGAATCTTTTAAATCATGAACTTCGTCTTGTAGTCCGGCTAAATCGCCGCCTTCTTCGTCGCCAAATTCGTCATCAGAACCAAATTCGTCATCAGAACCAAATTCGTCGTCGCCTTCTTCATCACCAAACTCACCGTCGTCTTCTGCATCGTCATCTCCGAATCCGCCAAACTCTCCGTCGTCTTCTGTATCGTCTTCTGAGTCGTCTTCTGAGTCGTCTTCGCCTTCTTCGTCATCATCGCCAAATGCTTCGCCAACTTCTTCTTCATCTGTAAATTCGTTTTCTAATAAATTTTCATAAATTTCGCGTGATTTTGCTACAACAATATTGTGAAATATATCTTTTGCTGCTTCATGATCTTCATTGATCAATGCCTCAAGCATGGCTTCAAATTTTTTGCGGTCAGTCATGTTAATCTCCTGTGATAGTTTCGTTTTCTACAAGGCTGTCTTATATTTACACTACTTATTAAAAAGAATGCAAAAATAGGGTCAAACCGGTGTTTTTTTAAACATTTTAGATTTTATTTATGCAGCGGGTGCAGGTGTTGAATACATTGTGTTAATAAATTGTAATTCAACCTCTTGTTCTAAAATATGAGCTTCACTGCTCTTACGTAATTCGTTTATTTGTCTAAGTGACAGTCTAGTCTTACGTGTATCTGAACGATGTAAACTTCCGCTATCGTTTTCAGAATCATACCGTAACTCACTTGCAACATGCCGAGTGTTAGGGTCAATATAAAAAAGTTCTCTTAATATCATATATCTATTTATCACATTGGTGGTGCAGCGCCGCCCATTGGCGCTGCTGGTGGCATGCCTTGACCCATACCGCCCATTCCTTGATCCATACCCAGGTCCATATCAGCAGGAGCAGATAAATTTCCTGCCATTCCCATATCTCCCTCCATACCTGCTGCGGATAAACCTGCACTGCGTAGTTCTCCTGCGGCATCTGTATGTGTAGGCTGACCTTTACCTTGTTCTTCACCCCATAATCTTTCGTTTTCTGCCATTTCATCTTCTGATAATCCTAAAAATCTTTTCAATGCAAAGCGTTTACTCATGTAAGGCACTGCTTGAATTGTATTAAATGTATTAATTCTTTCCGAATCTAGTCCTGCTTGACGAGCACTAGCAAAGTTCATTGGGGGATTAAACGCTAATTCAAACAAGTTTGCATCAATATTAACGCCACGACCATACATATACATCTTAAATTCATTTGTAAACGCTTCTGTGATTAAACTTTGCAATCTTTCACAGTATTTGTTAAATCTTAACTCTTGAATGTATGCTGTACCTACACGACCGTCATTAAAACTTGCTTGCGAATCGTCTGCGCCAGTTGGTAAGTAGCTACTTGGTATACGTAAACCACGGAATAATTTGTTTGTAAAGAATTTTAAGTCATCAATTTCGCCTAAATTAGTACCGCCTGGCAATGTTTCAACTTTAGAACCACGTCCTTCTGCAGTTTGAGGGAAGAAATAGTCTTCGTTTATACTTAATGGATTGTATGCACTGTCGATTACGTTCTGTCCGCCGCCACTTTGACTAGGAATTCTACGTTGATGTATCTCATTTTTAACTCTTTCTACAAATGCCATAGCTAAATGGCTAGGCATATTACCTACGTCAATGTGAAATACACGTCTTTCTGGAGCTCTTTGTATACGATATATTAAAATAGCATCTTCTAAAAGTTCTTTTTGCTTATAAACTTTAAAAATATTCTCCAACAAGCTGTTACCAAATGGATAATTGTTATCTAATCCTTCAGAAAGTGACAAATGAACAACATGTTCTGCGTCAACTGCATGTTCTGTTTCAGCTAAACCAAATCTAGAACCACTACTTGAGCTAGGATACGGACCGCTAGCACCTTTTTGAGCACCAGGTGCACCCATATAGCCTGCTCCGGATGTCATGCCGCCGCCTGATTGTCTAGGATTAATGTTAGGTGTGATGCGAGTTGCAACAAGATTTTCAAAGTTAGGAGCTAGATCTTTAATAATATATTGTACAGGTTTCTTTCCGTCGCTTTCATTTACAATAACTGTTACAATTTTACTAGGGTCAACCCAATTCCATTTTTGATTTTCAGGGTCTCTAATAAAGAAAGCATCTCCATATTTGAACACGTTGCGCACAATACGGAAGATTTTAGTATCAAATTGTTGCAGTTTATTCCATTGTTGCAAATATTCACCTAAAATTCGTATTTCAGAGTTAGTACCTTTGCTATTCCATCGTACTGTAAATGGACTTTTACCGTCTTTTAGCTTTTGTGTGCAAAATTCAGCAAGAATATCCAATGCAGCATTAATCTCTGGGTCGCTATCCATTACTTCGTATTGTTGATAACGGTCAATACGGTTAGGACTACCGGTATAAACGTCCGGCAAGTAGCTAGAATAGTTGGTCCTAGCTGGTCCTGCTTTAGAATTTTGAGTTGTATTTGAAGAACGATTATATTCGTAGTCAATATCAACTGGTGAAAAGTGTTTTCGCCATGTCATATATAATTTCCTTTGTTTTTATCTTATCCCAACAAGTTACCTGATAATCCTTTAGTTGCTTTGACTTGTTTATGACTATTACTGCTAATAGTATCGGTATGTTGGGCCATTTGTGCCATAGTCTTA